ATGAAAGCGACCAGTTACGAGCCTGGGAAGATGGTGGTCAAGGATGAGCACTTTGACACATCGAGCACTTTGACAAATGTCAAAGTGCTTCCCAATCGGAGAAAAAACCTGCCGATGCTGATCAGTAGATACTTTGAGCACTTTGACAGCAAAAAAGGCAGGTCCAGTGTCAAAGTGCTGCCAAATTCACCATGCACTTTGACAGTTGGTCAGAGCACTTTGACAGATGATCTGATCAAAATGACCAAACACCATAGCGGATTTGTCAAAGTGCTTCTACCGGTAGAAGAATTTTATTGGAGAAGGCTTAGCATGAGTAAGCGGAAGATCAAGGCGGTCTGGCTGACCGTCGAGCGTGTAGCGGAGTTGATGCGCTGTTCCACTCGAACAGTGTGGAGACGCGTTAACAGTAAGAGGATCATATCCTACAAGCACCAGGTTACATACAGAAGCAGCAAGGTCATGAAAACCTTCCTGCTGACCGATCCAGAGATATATAATCTGGAGATGGCTGACTGTGCTAGCAGGGGCCTGATCCCGGACGAGTTCTTTGAAGTTGGGATAGAAGTCGATGGTAAAAAACTCAATAGCGCTCTCATCTCGCAATATCGAGTCGCTACAGCTGAGGATGGTGATTACAATGCATCCCTATGACTTTAGCCCCGAAGAATACACCGCTTTCTTTGAAGAACAACTCTCCGACCGGGGAAAATACCCCCGATTGAGTGAAGTCATCGGCAAAAGAATAACGGTTCCCAAACCTACCCCTATATATAAGGAAGAAGAGCCTACTGAGATAGACAATGTCCCGGATGCTGATCAACCGCTAGTGGATCTATGTGAACGACCTGATTATCTTGACCTAAGCCCCAGGGAACGCCAGCCCCTCCAGCATGAGAGGGAGGCCAGGCTCCTGGGGCATTTCTGCAATCTGGTCATCAGGCGATTGTCCTTATGCAGTTCCAAGGTTGAAGAGTGGAAGCTGATCGTAAGCGAGTACAACAGCGAACAACTCGTCCCGGAGCTATACAAGATTAGAGGTGAGCGCAAAGAACGAGCTCTGCGGCTCTGGATCGACCAGTATATCAAATCCAATCAGGACATGTTTGCACTGCTTCATAAGGGCAAGAATATCAGCCATAAGCGTAAGGTGACCGAGACCGAGTCCAAGGTCCTGCTTAGCATACTGCTGCATCCGAACCAGATCACCATCGGTTCTGCCATCAACATGCTCAAAGCTCAAGCCAGGATGGGTTACTACGAGTCACCCACCAGCAAGCCTACCTTAAGAAGATGGTGTACTGAGTGGCGGGATAATCATCTGGCGACTTGGGAACAGACCCGAAAGGGCAGCAAATACGTGGCAGAGCACATAGTCAAGACCATTCACCGGGATGCCAGGCTGTTAAGAGTGGGTCAGGTCTGGGTGGCTGATGGACATACCCTGGCTTTTGATATCCTCAATCCCCATACCGGTAAAGCTCAACGCATGACCATGATCATGGTCTTCGATTGGGCTTCCAGATACCCAGTGGGTGGATCACTCGCCTTTACCGAGGATAGCCAGCATATCCAGGCAGCCTTCCGCCATGCCTTCCTCAATACCTCACAGTGGTATCTGGATAAGGATGCCGAAGGGAACACAGTGCAAACTCGCCCACCCTTCGCCTTCGTGCCTGAAGCGGTCTATCTCGATAATGGCAAGGCCTTTAGATCTAAGCTATTCCATGAGTCCTGGGAAGGCCATGACCTGGAAGTCGAGTTGGGTGGGGTCTTTCCTAAGTTAGGCATCGAAGCGCACTTCGCAGAGAGCTACAATGCCAAGGCCAAGGTGATCGAACGATTCTTCCGGACCTTCCAGGAACAGTTCGAACGCTTCATCAGCAGCTTCCGGGGAGCCAACATAGCCAACAAGCCCTCGACCCTGATGCGTAACGAGAAGTGGGCAAAGGCCTTGTATAAGTCTGAACCACCCACGATTGAAGAAGCGATGCAGATGATCGGCTTCTATATCAGGCACATCTATGGCGAGACCGAGCATGGCGGATTGGAAGGCAAGACACCCTGGCAGGTATTCAGTTCCGCACTGATACCCGAAGATCGGATGCTCAGGCCGGATAAACTCAACTTCATGATGCTGGCTACTGAGCGCAAGGCGATCCGTAACGAAGGCATCGTATTCAACAAGCTGCTCTACTGGCACATCGCCTTGATGGACAACATCGGCAAGCCGGTGATCATCAGATACGACTATGCCGAAGCCAGGTGGATACTGGTCTATGACATGAAAGACAACTTCATCTGCCAGGCAGAGCTAAGACGCAGCCAGCATCCCTTTATCCACATCGATAAGAACAACCCGGTCTCGCATCAGTCCCTCAAGAAAGAATACAAGCAAATCAAGAAGCTGCAGAAACTCACCGAAGAGCATGCCAGAGACTTCGTACTACATAACCAGGAGGCTGTGGATAAGCTTCTCGAACCGTATATGCAGGAAAGCCTGAGCGGACCCAATCCCACCTTCAAGCAAGGCAGCATGATCACAGCTCCCGAACCTGAGGCTCAAGACCGCATCGAGGCGATGGAGCAGGAACTGGTCAAGGACCTGCCCGAATTGGAGTTCATAGCTCCGGAAGAGCAGAACTTCGGAACCACTCTACCTGAATCAAAGAACAACGAAACAGATACTTCATCAGACACTTCATCAGCCGATCCTGACCCTGAAGAGCAGGACGATGATGATGACGAGAGCTTCTACGGCATGCTGAAAAAAGTCGGCATAATTTAACCAGGAGGATGAATGAAACCTAACAAGCTCGTGCAAATCAAGAACGTAGTCAGGGCCGATGCCTGCATCCAGTTCCTGATGAACCGCCCCAAGACCGAGATGGTAGGCTTGGGCTTGATCTATGGCAAGCCCGGCCTGGGCAAGACCACCTATGCCAGCCGTATCGCCTTTATGCGAGGCTACATCTACATGCGGCTGGAATCGACTACCACTCCCAAGTCCTTCGCGGTCGATCTCTTAACCGCACTATATCGCCGCTTCGGACTGGGTGAGTTCATACCCAGCGGCACCACCAACAACATCTTCAAGTACTGCCTGAAACTTTTGGATGACAATCCGGAGACGGTGATCGTGATCGATGAGATCGACTATGCCTTCAAGCATGATCGGCTCTTGGGTGCCATCCGGGACATCGTGGACGTCACTCTAACTATCGTGGTCCTCGTTGGCATGCAAGATGCCCGGAATAAGTTAGCCGCCATCAATCGCCACTACTTTGACCGCTGCAATTACTTCTACGAGTTCAAGAAAGTGGGCAAGGACGATATCCGCAAGATTGCTAAGGAAGTGATGGAGATACCAGTGGATGAGTCAGTGGTAACCAAGATCGACTTCAACTGCGAAGGCAATCTTCGTAAAGCTGTGAAGATCATGTACATTATCGAACGAGCCAAAGAGAAGAATCCCCAACTCTGTATCGCCGACCTCGATCTGGGGAGAGATCTATGACCGCCAAAGATCTCGTATTGAACTTCGTAAACCAGTACAACAAGCCCTTCGATGCGGAGTTAATCGCCAATATGACTGGGCTGGACATTGAAGAAGTGGAGCCTGTTATGGTCGAAATGATCAGAGATAAGACTATCAAGTTGATCAGCAACCGAGAGCCCATCTATGCCCGCAGCAATCGCTTCAGCACTGCTCTGGATAAACAGCTGCGAGCGCACTGGAACTTCGATCCCCAGGCAGCCCTGGCACTTCTCAACCTGATCGAGCAGGGTCAATACACTTCGATTAGAGGCATCGCGGAAGACTTCGGGAGAAGCCGCCAGTGGGTCTTTGGCTATCTGGAAGCATTAGCATCAGCTGGTGTGATAGGCGTTAACCAGCATGGCTACTGCGTGTTAACTAAGAAAGACGTAGGCAAGATCGGCATCAGGATCAAACGGGGCATCCTCAAGGAACTGATAAGTCACTGTGCCGAGTTGCGTAAGCAGCAAAAGCAGCAAGAGGATATGGATGACTGGAAACTCAAAGTGGAAGGCCCGGAGCCGCTGGAAAAGGAGATAGAAGCCTTTGATAGCTATAACCAGGCGACCATGCTGTCCTTAAGCAGACATCAACGCATTTTCTACCTATAAACCAATAAGAAAGGAGACGTTCTATGGCACGCGAAGAGCGAGAACGAAGACTGCGGCAAGAGATTCACTCTCTACGGGTCACTAAGTTCGGATGGACAGTCGAGGAGTTTAAAGGGTTGCTCGTGCACCTGGGATTGGGCGATTCACTCCGGGCATTGGATGAGTTAACACTGACTGAACTAAAGCTTATCCTGATGCTTACCCGGAAAGTAGGGCGTCCTGACGAATACACCTATGACAAGCAGGGGATGTATATGCATACCCTGATGAAGCGAGCCCGCTGGAGCATCTATGATCTGAGAACTTTTATGATAACCCACTACAAGAAAAGCCACTGGAATCTACTCAACAAGAAGGAACGCAGAGCTGTGATAGCTATGTTACAGAACTACATCAAACAGAATGAAAAGAAAGCCAACAATAAAACTAACAAGGAGACATCTAATGGACACCCCCAAGACCCCCAAGCCTAAGAAATCCGTACCCAACCGCATTGACGCTAACGGCCAGATCATCCCGGTCTCGATCATCAAGCCGGAGATCCTCAAGCAAGATGCCATCGTAACCAAGACCATCAACCGAGCTATCAAGCTGCATGACCGTATGGTAGCTGACAAGAACCAATTCTTTCAGGACGTGGAACTCTATCTCCAACAGGTAGCCGAGAAGAACGGCCTGGAGTGGAAGGGCAATGCCGTTCTCAACAGCTTTGACGGTAAGTACCGGGTAGAGATAAGGTTCAAGGAACGCATCCAATTCGGCATCGAACTCCAACTCGCCAAGCAGAAGATCGATGAGTGCCTCAAAGCCTGGTCAGCCGACTCCAACGTCAATCTCAGAGCTATCATCACCGAAGCCTTTCAGGTAGATAAGAAAGGTGAGATCGCCAAGTATCGCATTCTGCGTCTGCGCCGCTACAACATCAAAGACCAAACCTGGAAGGAAGCGATGGAACTGATCGACCAGGCCATCCAGGTCGTAGCCACCAAGCAGTACATCAACTTCTACGAGCGTGACGAGTCGGGGCAGTTCCGTCAGATCGTCCTCAACTTCCCTGCTCTATGAGAAACAGTGGCAGCGTAATGCATCTCAATTTGATAAAAGCACAGGAGAATGAATAATGGCACCTATGAATACCAACACTGCAGAGGAACTGAACACAATGAGCATCTTCAATGATGAACGCACCTACCGCACCGATGAGATAGCCGATATCCTCCGGGTAGACCGCTCCAGCGTCTACCGCTGGATACGTGACATCGGTGATCCTCTGCCGGCTTTCAGAACTAAAGAAAACGGACAGCTGCGTTGCTCCGGTAAAGACCTCAACCTCTATCTACTGAAGCACAAGGTGCGCCCCGAGTATGAGTAACAGCCGTGAGTTCCGTATCAAGCGGGACAACTGCAAAGAAGCCTATCTAAACGGCAAGACCGATCCCACTGAGCTGGCGGTGATCTTTGGCGTGTCCGACATCACCGTCCGCAAGTGGGTCAAGAGCGGCAAGTGGGACGAGCTTTTCAAGGAAGAGAACCAACTCGACCACGAGATCGCCATAGCCCGCAAGAAGGCACTCATTCAAGCGCTCCGGGAATATGCCAAGAATCCTGCCGATACTGCCATCCAGAGCCTGGTTAGCATGATGAAGCAGGATCAGAAGGACCGGCAGCCATCTAAGGAGTTGAACGATTACATCGTGCGCTTCCTAGATCAGGTTACCGACTATATGATCGAAAAAGGGCATGAGACCTTGCTTAAGCAGTTCCAAAGCATTCTGCACGATCTGGCGGAATACCTGAGAGTGAGAAATGGTTAACCTTCCTGCATCCTACATAAGGCCTCCCAAGCCTAAGCCTACAGACCCTACCTACCCTCCACGCCAACAGCCCGACATGGTCAGTCCTCCGACCTCCGGGTCCCCGACGCCCGTCCCCCTGGGCGTCGGGGGGTTACCCGGTTATGCCTAAGAAGTTCATTCAACGGCATAACAAGGCTCTGACGGAGATCGCATCCAAAACGATCTCCGTCTTGCCTTTTATAGACGATAATCCTGAAGCCAAGGCAGAGCGGATAAGACGCACCACTGAATCAGGTTGGGATGCTTTCTCATTCTTCTGCCATACTTATTTCCCGCATATCTTCCCCCTACCTTTTTGCCCAGCACATGAGACTATGTTCGATGAGACTGATAAGGGCTCAGGCATCATCGGAATCACAGGTTTTCGTGGGCTGGGCAAAACGGTACTCATGGGAGTGGTCTATCCGATCTGGAGAATCATCAAAGGTGAACGCTACGTGATCCATACTGCCGCAGACGTAGATCTGGCGCAGGAACGCACAGCTTTCACTTTACATGAGTTGCAGAACAATAAACGGCTCACCATAGATTATCCTGAGCTGCTGCCTGTGGATGCGTTCGATCTGGACTTCTATCTCAAGAACAAAGCCAGGATCAGAGCCAGAAGCATCAAGCAGTCTCATCGTGGAACCATCAATCCCAAGACTGCTAAACGTCCCGGACTGATCGTCTGTGATGATATCGATAAAGAAGAGAACATGGGTAACCAGTCCATCGGCAAGAGACGCATGGAGAAGATCTCCCAGGAGCTTGCCGGAGCATTATCTCCCGAGGGCAATGGCAAGATCGTCTGGCTCGGTAACTTGGTACACCCCAACTATGCGATCTGCCAGTTTCAGGAGCTCATATTAAGCGAAATGCTGGCAGATAATCCCGATCTGGACACAAGATACCAATCGATCCTGAGAACGCACCAGAAAGCGATCCTGCGTTTCTCTCTCGAAGATATGCAGGGCAAGTCCACCTGGGAGGCTCAATACCCCACAGCAACGCTACCAAGTTTACGAGCCAAGTTCGGGCTAACTGGTTATCAAAGGGAGATGCTGGGACAGCCGGTAATCGAAGGCAACATCTTCAAGAACCACTGGTTCACCAAGTATAGAACCCTGCCGGAACCATCCCAGATGAAGCGGATCTGGCTCTATGCCGATCCTGCTTGGGGAGAGAAGGGCTGCTACAAAGCTGTTATCTCCATAGGCTATGATGGTAACCGTTTCTACGTGATTCATGTCTGGATACGTCAGACAGAGAATACCAAGTTCTTCAGATACTACTATGATGCCTACCAGGAGCTTGATAGAATCTACAGAGTGAAAGCCCGGGCAGCATGTGAAACCACCTACGGTCAAGCACGTATCCTTGCCGACTTCGATCGGTGGGCACAAGACAACCATCTGCCCCCAATATCACACCGCATCAAGCGTATCGATAACAAGGATAACAAGAACCTTAGAATAGAAAGGACAGAGACCATCATTGAGACTGCTAAGGTGCTCTTTCCGGAGGGACAGGATACACCAACCTTGATCTCTCAGTTCCTCACTTATCCTGATGGCTATATCGATGGCTGTGATGCTCTGGCAGGCTGTCTGGAACGCTTCTCCGAATATGATATCGGCAGGAACAGAGTCAAAGTCAGGAGATTCAGCTTCTAATGAACTACTACGATAAACTCATGTTGGAGTACTACCGGGTCCTCAATAATGCCTGGAAAACTGAGATTAGAGATGCTACACGACTAGCCATCCAGATGCTGAGTGACATGCCACGAGCAGAGAAGATCAACAAGGACTCCATAGATAAGTTTATGAGCATCATCAATACCCAGTTGGGAGATGACTTCGCAGCGCTGGTCAATGAGCCCACCAAGGCAATAATAGACCGCTGTGTGCGGCTAGGACTGCGAGACACCCAAGTGCAAGCACCAACCAAGACCAGCATCGGGCTCTGGGGCATTGAAGATCAGCATCTATCCACAACCATCCAGAAACAGCAGTTGTTCTGGATCGGGAATCACTTTGAAGCCGATGTCCGGCAGAACTTCGCAGACACCCTCTCCAAAGCCATCGAGCAAGGCTATACCAAAGAGATGCTTGCCGATACGCTCAAAGACCAGTTCAATGACCTTGCCAACCGTTCATCTCACTACTGGCAAGGACTGGCAGAGCACACCGCTCTGAGAATACGTGAGTTCGGAAGACTTCAGGGCTACAAGAAAGCCAAAGCCAGATACTACAAACTTGTGGTGATCCTGGATGATCGCACCAGTGACATCTGCCGGGCTCTGGCTGCCCAGGATAAAGTCTATCCCCTAAACGATGCACTCGAAGTAATGGATAATCTTATGGCTCTGGATACAAAGTCCAGCAGCCTGAATGATGCCAGAGAATACATCAAAGCCCTAGCACCCTGGATCAAAGATGATCAGATCGAATATGACTCAGACATGAATCCGATCGGTGTCTCTGGAGCGCATACTCCGTTTCCACCGTTTCATTGGAAATGTAGGACTACGACGGTGATCTGGACAGAGTAGATTCTATAAAGTAGTAGCAAATCTATTTGATACTATTTTATAAGTATCATCTTATGAGTTTGAGATGTACCATTTATCTCAACACGCACAAAATAAACCCCGGAGCTTACAGCAGATCCCCTCTCGTCCAGTCCATTCCAGACTATTCGATGATGCCCTTTGGTCAAGAACCCGTCATGTAAGGTTATCACTCTTTGGCCTTTGATATTGAACACAGACAGCTTGGTAATTCCTGCTTGAGGGGCAATAAAACTGATCGTGGTCGTTGGATTGAAGGGGTTAGGGAAATTAGCAAGGCCGAAATCTGTGGGTTCAGGTGACTGCGTATTATCGTCATTGGCTACATTAGTGCGCACGAGCGGGATGTTTAGTATGGTGTCCTCACCTAAATTTACTACTACATTAGGAATAATCAAATCCTGATAATCCCAACGGCTTACTTTTACAGAGTAAATCCCCGCTCCGGAAGGATATTGGAAGCAACCCAGGGAGTCGCTGAATTCAGGCAATTTGTTCACAATCTCGATCTTCACGCAGTCAACAGGTAATCCTGATACTGAATCATAAACATACCCGTTTATCCCGCCGATGTTGAAAGAGTTGTATTCATATGCCCCAATGTCAATGGTTCGAGGACCTCCAGGAGCACCTGGGGTAATGCGTTTGTGATACCTGAGATCGAATTCAGGAAGATCGGGATGGTAAGCTCCGGCATCTATACACGGTGAATCAGCTGAAAGACTGTAATCCCCATTCAAACTGTCCGCAAACATGGGATAGGCTACAATATTGCCATCTCCAACAATAGATGAACCCTGAGGTATTGGGATACTAAGGCAGTTATTATATAATAATGGGTAGAACCCTTCATCAAACTGCCCAAAACCATAAGATATATCAATGATATTATTCGTATAGATCGTATGATAATTACCTGTAGAAAAATGTAATGTGTTGTAACCGAGAATTGTATTATTATATATAAACGGAGAAGTATCTTGGACGTTTACTGCATAGGATTCAATAGATCCTAAGTATCTTACCAGATTGTTAAAGAACCTGATCTGTCCATCCTGATACGCAGGATTCAAATTCTCGAATTTTAATATCGGTCCAGGAAAGTTGTTCTCTATGGTGTTGTTATGTATATAAGATGTAGTAGCATTTGCCATCATTGTCTTAACCTGAACACAGCCAGACAAAAAGTTATCTGAAACATAGTTTATTCCATAACCGTCTGAACCAAGAATAAGTGGAGAATTACTGGGATTTGCATCCTCAGGCTTGATCAATTGATTCCTTCTTGCAAAAACTGTATCTGTTACAGCATATGATGAACACCCCCAACCACCCATGCCGTTATTCAGCAAATTACCATAGCTACTTACTGAGCCAAATTCGGATCTGTGTTCTCCCGATTGCTCACTTCTACCGACAAAATTGTCGGCAACATTATTTAGATATAGGATATCCATATAATATCCAACTGGTCCCAATCCTGCCGTCCCCGTAAAGTAGCATTTGGCTATTGTTACTTTGTAATGATTCACAGGTTCCGGTTCGGGAGCGGCACTGAATCCTATAAACCCGGTCATACCGAACGGAGTGGGATAAGTATCATTTATTGATATAAATCTGCAGTCATATATCAAAATATCATCTTGCAAAAAACCCGTGCGTATGGCATTTAGGTTATTATCGAATGTACAGCTTCTGATATTGATAACCCCGTTATCAAAATCAATTGCAGCCAAGGACCATTCCCCAGGAATATAATCACAGAAAAAGGAATTCCTGAACTCACAATACTCAAATGTAGATATAGGTGCATTGGGTCCAATGTAAATAGACCCCCATCTGTATTCGTGATCTGGCTGATACTTGTCGAAGATTATCGGATTATCAGATGTTCCAACAGCATTAATAGTGCCATTGACGATGACCATCTTTGCCAGAGGCTGGTTATTTCCACTCCACATGAAGTTATTGATATTGTTCTTATCTGCTCCAGAACTCAGTACATGTGTGCCAGGTAAGATAGTAAGCGTAGCCCCGGAATCAATATAAAGAAAGGATGTTATGATATATGGGTTGTCGTCAGGGGTCCAGGTAGCATTTTGAGTAATGTGACCACCAACTTCGATACATGGTAGAGTAGATACTACTGAAGTTAAGAACAAGAAAAATAGAATTCGTTTCATGTTTACTCTCATTACCCGGGCTTTGGCTGTTGAGTCCCAAATGTTGGTGTAAATTCCAACTCGTTGTTTCTCAGGTTGTTTGAGGGCATCTGATATCCCTCGTTACTCACATTCTATGTTAGGCCAAGCGACCAATTGCATTATTTTCACCTCGTTAATCCAAGTCAAGTTCTTTTTCATAATAATCTACCTTGCTGCGACGGGCTGGAGCCCTGCGGAGGAGGCGTAGCCGACGGAGCAGGGCTCCAGCCCGTCGCGCGGCGACTCGACCGGTATGGGTCTTTTCTGTAGTTCCCTGATCTTTTCCAAGGGCTCGGACAGATAGAT